GTAATGTCGTTGTAAATCCCGTCGCGCTCAATGTAGAACTTAAGGTTAGTGCCAACGCTTACAAGATTTTCAAAACTTAACGTCACCCAATTCCATAGGAATCGGCACACCCCCAAGAAAGTATTAGCTGATATACGCTCCCAACCACCAATTTTTTCAGGGGTGCCTTGGCGAAACCGCACTTTGTCAGATACATACCAACCATTCTCGTTGGTATACCGAGTGTTTTCTTTGTTAACTCCCGGCTTTAGTAAGATCTTCTTGAGCATCGCTCACCTCATCAAGGCAGCTTCGGCGGCACGGCGACGAGTAAGACCGGGGAGAACTCGACCCGCAGCTTTGTTCCAGAGAAGGCACTGATCGGCTGCACCATCCCAATCTCCCGCATCAACCCGCTTTTTGAACGTGGAAACCCGATAGTTCCCTAAGCCGCAATTGTAGACCCAGCTCGTTACAGCCGCAATCCGTCGGGGTAGTGCGGTTTGGATCTTGGGGGAAAACTTAAGTAAGCCCTGCAAAAAATAATCAACGTGGTGATCAAGCGCGTCTTCGCACTGCTCAATCGTCCAGACCGTGCCGGGATTAATGTCAGGGCCAGTGGCTCCCCAACCAATTGTCCAAGGGTGACCACGGGTTCCGGGGTCAGGATAAGCCGTTACACGTCCGTCAGGTAAACGCTTTGCCAGCCCTTCAAAGGGCTTGATCAGTACGTCCTTGCAAAGCTTCTTTGCCTCTTCATTCATGACTTGTTATATTTTTCTATGCTTCTTCCGACAAACCAGAACGTAAGCATCATATTCAGCATGGCGAAGTCATCCTCGTCATAGCTCTTGGTCAAGACCTCAGCCCAGTTAGCGTTAGTCTGGAAGGCAATCGTCAGGCCAGCAGCTTTGACAGCCACATATACGCCAAATGCAATCCAAGTAAGACCGGGGCGGGTAATAGCAGTGATAAAGCTAGCGAGCCAGCCAGCCTCTTTTGCGGTCTGGGCCTGTTCTTTAAATGCCTCTTTAATTGTGTCCATCTGCTGGATAGAGTAGTCAACATACTTCTCCTCCATCTTGAACTCGCCCCGCATCTTCTCCAGATCGGTCTGTAGCTGGAACATACTGAGTTCGTGCTGGCGTTCGTTCTTTTTGTCCAAAAACTTTAAGACTTCAGGGGCAAGCCGGAACAGACCACCAAAGATGCTGCCAAGCAAACCACCACCGAGTAACTCAAACATCAGTGTTCTCCATTCTTGTTGATCTCTTCCTTAGCTCGTCTAGCCTCACGGTCAATCTTTTCTCCACGCAGCCGCCGGACGGTATCAATCTTTTCATCCAGCCGGATCAGGTCGTTGTCGTGCATCCGCACCCGATCAATCAAGGATATGACTGACTTCTTGGCTGTTGAAAGCACCGGATCAATTTCCTCGGTTGACCACTTCCAAACGTAATACACCAGATATATAAGCCCACCGACTGCTAGGGTCGGAAAACCATATTCTTCAATCAGCTTACTGATGTTGAAGTCCATTAGTCTTTCCGGTTATCTGCTTTTTCTGCACGAGCTATACGCTCATAGTCAGGCTCAAGACCTAAACTGTGCGTGACCTTAATGTCTATCCGTTGAAGCTGCGTATTCATCGTGTCAACCCGTTGCTCAAGCTGTGTAATGATGCTGGAAATTGAATTGATTGAGCTTGTAACCCCTGCCAAGATGTACTTCAGCGTTAGGAAAACAAAGTAACCGCCAATGCAAGCGGAAGCAATAGGCAAACCCACAGAATGAATAAACACAAAAAGGTCAAGACTCACACCTGTGCCTCTAAAAACTCTTTAGAACCTATCTTGCTCCAACCACCATTGATTTGATACTTCAAGTTTTTACCTTGATTCAAGGCCCAAATGACAAGCCATGATAAGACTTCCGAATCCATTTTGCTACCGCACTCAAGCACTTCTAACCATGAGTGCCCGTTGTTATTTCTCTGTGTGACCAGTGCATTGCTCAAGTCGGGGCGCATCCACATCGGCAAATCATCAGTTGCTAGCCAATGACACTTATAGCTTTGGCACGGATCAATCGGGCGGTTTTCATAGATTGAGCATGTTTTTTGCAGGTAATAGCACTTCTTGCCGGGGTAAAAGTCATGCCCCATCGCATGACCTCTAAGCCAACCCTTACAGCACTCCGAGCAACCGTCACAAGTTCTATTCATCAATAATTACCGCTGTATCTGTGTCGGCAAACCAAAGCATTTTGCCTCGACAAGCAATGTTGTAATCCTGACCGTTGGCATCCAACTCACTCCAAGTCGGTACTCTGATTTGCAAGTGCCGTGCAAGGTGTTCGCGCCCATCTTCAAAAACTCGCCAGACATGCTCTATGGTTCCTCGCCCTGGTTGGCCTCGACTTTTGTTAAACCGAATTTTGTAATGCTTCACTCAGGACGAGTGGGCCAAACGATACTGTCGGGAAACCCTGCTTGCAGTCGAATCTCACGCAATCCACGGCGATACTCAATCCATGCAGCTTTAGTACCTGAAGCCATCGGCACATCAGGCAGCATCGACCAGTCCGACTCTTGCAGCATTCTCTTAGCGCGATCCCACTCAAGCTGCGCTTTGGTTGCTATTGCCGGAGGGGGTGGCGCTTCGCCAACCTGCACCCAACCTTGATCGTCATAGGCTTCGCCTAGCCATGACAAGTCACCAAGTTGATCCGCAAAGCCATGAAGACCGAAGATCGGCCCCCAGTTTTCAGGCAGTGGCTGCGGCTCGTTTAGTGCTTCGCCGGTTGACAGTTTTTTTAGTTGCCACAGGCTCATGATCATTCCTTTCAATCTTTAACCCAGGCTGCAATTCAGGAGGCGGCAGCACTGCGCCTTTATTTTGATGGGGAGCCATGTCATTAGCATGTGGAGCATGTCCCGACCCTGCTCGCCAAGGCCCAAGTTGCTCACCACGGTAATGCGCTAATTCTTCCTCGGTGTACTTCCAATCACGCCAACTTGCAAAATCTTTGCGGGGCTGAATATGTATGTGACATCCAACACCAGCAGCAATCTGATTAATTAATTCAATAGCCTCTACTGGCTGAAGAATTGCAAACGTAACGCCGCCGTTTTCTCGGCGCATCGACAGTTCAAGCGTCCCTCCAAAACATGTTCCAACTGTTACAGAACGCGCTCGATTTTGTGACTCCAAAAGATTGTTCAGCTCTCGTTCTTCACGCAGCGTATCGATGTTTTTCTTTGTTTTCATTGCGGATTCCATGTAATGTTTACTTGTCCTCCTCCAGCTCCCACCGTTATAGGATAACTTGATCCCCCAGTGACAGAAACACAATTTTGCGTTGTTGCAGGTGGTGCCGCAGAACCAGGATTCCCAGGGTTTCCCGCATTTCCAGCATTACCCCTTCCTCCACCAGCACCGCCACCACCGCCTTGGGAACCAACGCCGCAAATTGCACCGCCACCACCACCACCAGCCGCTCTAGGTGTAGTAGCATTCCCCGCAGCCGTTCCAGCGCCTGCTGTATTTCTACCTGCGCCGCCTGCGCCACCACCTGGATTTCCAGCAGCGCCAGCAGTTGTGCTGAGGTTTGGCGCATTTCCACCACAGTTGGTTTCCCCAGCGCCTCCACCACCACCGCCAGAATAAACGGGGCCGGTGGTCCCAGCACTAGATCCATTACCACCGCCTGGAACAGCCGGACCAGGACCACCAACTGAGCGCGACCCACTGCATGGGCCACCAGACTTAAATGTACCTGTACCACCACGGAAAGTTGGCGTATTTCCACCAGTACCGCCAGTACCGCCCGTTCCGGCGTTTCCCCCTGCGCCTCCCGCAAAGTTATATCCTAGCCCACTAGAAGTTGGAGAGGTACCAGCATTACCAGAAGCTCCAGTGTTACCATTGGCACCTTTTGTCCATGCGGCTGGAGTGCCGCCCAAACCTGTCCCGCCACAACCACCACAACGATAGTTTGGGAAGCAATAAGTATAATTAGAATTGGGTGCACACCATATTTGTCTACACAACGGGCCGCCGGGTGCACCACCAGCGCCGCGACCACAATTACCAGGACTGCCAGGATTGCCAGGATTGCCAGCTCCACCGTTGCCGGTAATATTTACTTTGCTAATTCCAGGCGGTGCCGTCCATGTTCCTGAAGCATTAAATGTTTGACTCCCTCCAGGCGTAATTGCGGCTCCAAACATTGTGATTTTAGGGGTTCCAGCAGGCATGTATCACCTCATTCGTAGTAAAACCAGCCAGTAACAATATATTTGCTACGCTGACCAAAAACAGTATTCCCGCGATGAGCGTGTGTAAAAGCAGCAGGCCACAAAACCATAGTGTTTTCTACTGGAGAAACTCTGCGCTGCTGATATAAAAACTCTGTTTCTCCGGCATCTTCAGCATTTAAGGTATTGAGATATAACATATAAACTAGCACTCGTTCAGCAAATTTTCCCGGTCCTTGCTCACTATGCCAAATGTGATAACCACCACCAGCATCAGTTTTCTGCAATTTCATTGATGTAGCAACAAGTCTGTCAGTTTTCAAAATAGAAAATTTGTCTGTATAAAAGTCATAGCACTGCTGCAAGCCACGGAAAAAAATGTCCACGGATGAGTTGTTTTCAAAATTTGCAACAGTATGAACCCCAAAATTTAAGCACAATTGAATGTCGTCTTTTCTGTGCTTATCAGCATTTTCTGTTTGCTTGCGGTTTGCGCCAGCGCCGCATTCGATTAGCCTGTCAAACTCGTTTATAAGATGTTGACAATACCCATCTGGATATACATTATCGTATATTGCTATAAAATCTTTGTAATTAGCGTTCATCGAAATGCCGGTCCTGAAAGCCATGCCACGAGACTTTGCCTACTGCCTTGAGTCACTGGCGTTACTTGATGAAGGGTATACGAGGGAAACACCGCTATCAGTCCACGCTGCTTACGAACATTCATAGGATTGCCGCTGGTCATAATCTGAAGATTGCCGCCTTCGTACTGCGCGGGATCTGTGAGTTGCATCACTGCTGAGAGCTTCCGACTCACGCTGCGTTTGCCACCGAAGTCCTGATGCCAACCGTACATGCCGTTTTCAGATTGATCATAGTTAGTAAGCTGTAAAGCCTCACCAAACCCTGTCAGATCAAACCGATAAAACTGTGAATTGAGCGATGAAATAGCATGGGCTAACTTGCGAAACACCCACTCGGTTTCTTGATTGCAGTCCATCCAAGACACATGAGAGCGTCGAATTTGCGCTAAGTGCTCTGGATCTGTACCACCACCAACTTGTGCTCTTTGATCGGCTTTGATGGCTCGCTCTTGCAACCAATCAAGTTCCTGATCATTAAACGCACCCTCCCACCAAGCAAAAGGCTCAACCAACTCGGCATAAGGTGTCAGCATGTACTGCATGGCTTATCCCTATGCGAAACGATGAAGTGGATGCTCTTGGTTGGTTTATCTGTCATGTTGGGCGTGAGTTGGTGCTGCATCCATGAGTTGGCTAGTAACACAGTGCCTGGAACAATGTTGTTGAAGTGAATGGTTGAAGTTGCGTTAGTCACTTCATCGCTTGGCGCAAAGTCAAGCTCAATCATTTGCTTGTTAGCACGAGTGTCATAAAACACAGGATATGAGCCGCCTTCAAAAGCATCTAGAAAAAACCAACCACAAAGCTGACTGTGCTTATGCACATGCACATTCGTGCCGCCATGCCCCTTGACTTCCTGCCCCCACAATCCTGAAACATAAAGTTCGTAGCGATCCATTGCATAGCCTTGACCTGCCAAGATGTCATGGCTGGTTGACAGCAAGTAATCCGTTAAAAACTTCATCTCAGGATCGTTACCCATATGACCTGTTTGGCACAAGGCACCCTGATTAGCTTGCGCGTCAAAGTATTTTTGAGACACTCTCAACGCATAATCAACCCACTCAGGATGCTCATCGCGGTAGACGATGGCAGGGAAGTATGCAAAGCCCTGAATCATCCGTTAATGTAAGACACAAGCGTCTGAGCAAAAGCCTGAATATCAGCCGCTGATACATCACGAGCGTCTACAGGTTTGCTGCGAGCATTCTCAATCAGCGTTTCTTTTGCCAAACGAACTGCTTCAAGCTTTGCACGAGCAGCCTCGGCTTGCATTTGATTAGCATGTCGTGCGTTCTCAACGGCCAACTGGATGTCTACTTGTGCTTGCTGTTCTGCGGTTAAAGCCATTTTCTTACTCCTATTAAGCTGTCATATTTTTCATGGCAATATTGCCATACCAAGTCGTCCCGCCATCTGGCGTGAAGAAGACCCAAATATCAATTGCATTAGCCGTCGTTGTACGAGACAAAGACGCTGCACCGCCGGGAAACTTAAACGAGCCACCAGCCCATGCTACGGTTCTACCAGCGGTTCCGTCGTTTGTGAGAATAAGTGTAAACGATGACGAGCCAGAAGACACGGGATAACGAAGTGTAATCGTTGCATTTCCTGTAAGCGTTGCCGTAAATACACCACCACTCACAACATCCAGATTTATTGCTGTGCCCGTATTGCCAAGCGCAACAACCGTATCGGCATACCCAATTGCTTTAATGTAAGTGCCCGAAGTTACCGCAGCGGAAGTAGCTAAAAGGCTTGATGAAGAAATGGCCGTGCTTGCGCCGCCACCAAGCAAGATATTGTTAGCCGTTAAGGTTCCTGATTGTGTAACTAAGCCACCCGTGGTATTGACTGCGTTACCAACGGCTGTGACGACACCCGTGCCTGTGGTGGTTGAGGTAATGGCTGTAGATGCACCACCACCTAATAATATTGCGCTGGAAGCAAGTGTTCCACTCTGGGTAACTAAACCACCCGTGGTATTGACTGCGTTACCAACTGCCGTTACTACGCCTGTGCCTGTAGTTGTTGTAGCAGGAGTAGTACCCGCACCGCCGCCTAGAACAATTGCATTAGAAGCAAGCACACCAGAAGAAGCAAGCGTACCCGTAGCAGAATAATACAAAATACCGCCGGAAGTACCTGAAGTTAATCCAGTGCCACCACGGGCTACAGGAACCGTTGGGCCAATAGTGCCAACTAATTCATAATCACCAGATACAGCGTTATAAGTAACCGTGCCGGATTGGTTTACACCAAAGGTTACGCCGCTATTTGCACCCGCTCTAATCTGTACTGTGTAAGTGGCGTTTCGATTTACTACGTGGTAAGTACGGTTTGAAGAAGGAGCAGTAATAACAACATTAGCGGATGGGCCTGAAGCAGGGACAACAAGCGTTCGATACTGCGCCGTTGTAGCCCCAATATTTGTTGCTGTGTCAGACCCAGACGTATTTGCTAATGTTGCGCTAGCAGTAATACTTAAAGCACCGGCAATAGAAATATCAAGGTATTGGGTTAAGCCGTTGTTTGTAATATCCCCCCATTTACCGGATTCAGTTCCAGTTGTAATTACGGGGAGAGAAAGAAGTGTAGAACCTGAATACGCCATGATTTACTCCGTTTCAACCAAATCCCAACCAGCGTCTTGATAATTACCTACATCGCTCCATTGAGGATCTTCATAATTGTTGATTAGACCCCAATACAATACCCCAACAGATCCTACGCTACCACTAGCAGCTACACCGCTAAAACCAATAACGTTAGGGAATGATTGAACTGCACCACTCGACCCAACGCCACTTATATCACGTTCACGAGTAATTTCTGCTGTACCAACAGCCCCAGAAGCTGCTACACCGGATAAAGTTTGACTGAATTCAAACCCTACAGACCCAACATCTCCACCTGCGGCAACCCCTGACAAACTAACAGTAATTGTCGCTCCGACATCCCCTACTTGTCCAGTATCTTCTACCCCTGTTATATCTGCTGGAATAGCAAACGTAACATCACCAACAGAACCAGAAGCAGTAACACCTGTTAAAGCTGCCGAATATGCAAAATCAACACTACCAACCGCACCTGTAGCAGTAACACCAGAAAGATCTTGTGCTTTACTAACGGTTGCCGTACCAACATTACCTGTTGTAACAACACCTGAAATAGCTACCAAAACAGAAGGCGTAGCAGTACCAACTTCTCCAACGGCTACAACACCATCTTCGGCAGGAGAAATAGATTCAGCTACATCGCCAACAGCACCTGCGGCTTCAACACCCGTCAAAGCAATTTGACGTTCGGCAACTGTGACAGTACCTACCGCCCCGGAAGCAGCAACTCCAGCTAACTGATAATTAAAGACAACATCACCAACAGCGCCAGACGCACTGACTCCCGTCAGGGCTACCGTAATGGTTGCGCCAACAGACCCAACTGCTCCGCTAGCAGCTACACCGTTTTCGGCTACGTTGTTTGTTTCAGTTACGCTTCCTACCGCGCCAGACGCAGCAACACCTGTTAGCGCAACGTCAACACCAACGCCACCCCAACCGTCGTAGCCCCACGGATTTGACCCCCAGCCAAAAGTTGCCACGGGGTGCTCCTAAAAAGAAATTAGGTCGTAGACAAACGCAACAACGCAGTGCTAGTCGTGTTGGAAGGCATTGTCAGCGTAAACGTACCAGCCGTAATCGTCTGCGAACCAAACGTATGAACACTGACTGCTTTATTTGACTGCGAACTATTATAAATAAGCACCGCATCAAAAGCTGTAGAAAGTGTTACGTTAGAATACGTAAGCGAAGCACTTGGAGTCCAATACGCTACTCCTGCCGTAGCAGAAGAATTAGTTGCAGTTGGCGCTGTAGCGTTGGTTACCGTAACTCCACCAGCCGTGTAGTTTGTTCCAGAAACTTCACCCGTAGCACTATACGCAGTGGTCGATGCGTTATAAGTTGCCGAAGCAAGATATAGAGCACCCTTAAACGTATCTGCTGTAGTTGCCGCCCTAATCGGGGCCGTGCCAAAGTTATGGGTTGCTGTCATTAGCTCGCCCATAAACGAAGTGCACATAGATTGTGTATTTGCCATGTCAGGCTCCTAAAAAGATGCGGCTTCACCGCCAATAAAACTCGGCATTTGCTTTAAAGTAACATGAGCAGAACGATGGACCAATTCTCCTTCATGCCAATACTCAACCCATGTTGTGTACTCATTGTCGTTGTCAATGTTTCCCTCGCGTTTTTCAAGCAGGGACTCATCCATATCACCTTTTGTCGTAAATACTGTCGCCATCAAGTTATCCTCAAAACAGCATCCGTAGCCCCCGGAGCAGGGAAAGTGATTATCAGATCAGACGCTGACTTCACAATAGTGTTACCAAAACTTAAAACACAAACAGCTCGGTTTTGATTGGTGGAATTATAGATCAGCGCACCCGCGCAGGAAAGCGTTACATTAGTAAACGTAGCGTTATCAAATGACCAATAGCCTGTCGTTCCTGACGTTGTTGGTGTAATGTTCGTGAGCGCAATACCTCCAGCGGTGTAATTGGTTCCGCTGGCTTCACCAGAGGATGTGTAAACGGTGGTACTAGCACTGAGATCGGCAGTTGCGACGTACAAGGCGAGTTTAAAT